TCTAAAGCTAATTTATCTGGGGCAAATTTAGTTGGCGCGGATTTAACTGGAGCTAAATTTAATTGACAATTTATTATTTTTTTAACAAATTTATTAAAGGTGATACAACATGTATAAATTAAATAAATTCGGAGAAAGTTTTAAAAAACAACTTAATCACGAAGAACAAATTAAATTTAATAACGGAATTAAATTATTTAATACGCGTACAATTATTACTGAAAATAATTATATTAATTTTTTAAAAAATAATCGGTTAGCTAAATTTGGTATAACAGAAAACGGAACACGTGTTTATTCGTTATCTATTGAGTACTTTAATTGGGAAGATGATGTTTAATAAAATATATTTTATGAGTGCTGTATTATTAATTATAGCACTTTATACAACTTTTGTATGGCATATAGCTTCTAATCATACAGAAGCTCGTTATACAAAAAATACGATTAAACAAATGGCGATTAATATTAATAATCAGCAAGATATGTTAAATTTTATGAACCCTTTAGAAAATATGATTAATAATTATAATAAAAACATTAATAATAATTTTGAATCACAACAAAAAATTGTTAATTTAACAATTATAAATGATGATTTTATTCAATTAATTAACAAAGAATGGGGGATAGACAATGTTAGATTTTAAATCTGCTATTACTTTGACAATTATTATAATTATATGTTTATTATTTATAAATGGTTGTTCATCAATTCAATTTGTGGATAAACCGGTTATGCCGTATTTTTCTGCAACTTTATTACAAGAATGTAAACCAATGACATATTTAAAAAAAACTGATAATACACTGGGTAAAATTATGTTAATAACAGTTGAAAATGCTAACAAATATCATGAATGCGAATTATTAAATCACGCTAAAAATGTAATAATATTAAAAGGTTATAAAAAATGAGTAACAAAATCACACGTGAAGAACTTATGTTAGCGTATGAATGCGGACACAAAGACTTTAATAAATTAGATTTGTCAAGATTGGATTTGTCAGAATTAAATTTAATTGAAGCTAATTTAGCTGGAGCGAATTTATCTAAAGCGAATTTATCTGGAGCTATTTTATTTGGGGCGAATTTAGTTGGTACGGATTTAGCTGGGGCAAATTTATCTAAAGCATATTTATTTAGGACAAATTTAACTAAAACTATTTTTTCTGGAAAGTAAAATTAAATTAAAAAAGTATATGAATATCAAGAACAAAAAGCTTTGATACAATGGGCTAATCATTATAGCAAAATTATACCTGAATTAGATTTATTAAACGCTTCTATGAACGGGGTTAAATTAACTAATGCGTTAGCCGGTAAAAGAGCAAAAGAATTAGGCATGAAAGCTGGATATCCAGATTTATTTTTACCAGTGGCTAAACAAAACAAACATGGGTTATTTATAGAATTAAAAACTAAAACTGGTAAATTACAAATTAATCAAAAAGAATGGTTAAATAAGTTAAATGAACAGGGGTATATGGCTATTGTTTGCTATGGCCAAGATTCAGCGCGTAAAGAAATACTTAAATATTTGGGTTATACATAAAATAATTTGACATAATATACCCCAGTGTATTATAATATTGTCAGTGTTAAATTTTATTTAACATTGTTATTTTTAATATTTAAAAAGGATAAATTATAAGTAATAAAATTACACGTGAAGAACTTATGTTAGCGTATGAATGCGGGCACAAAGACTTTCATAAATTAGATTTGTCAGGTTTGGATTTGTCAGGATTAAATTTGTCTGGAATTGGTTTATCTGAAGCGAATTTCATTGAAACTAATTTATATGGGGCAAATTTGTATGGAACAAATTTAGCTGGGGCGCAGTTAGATGGTGTTGATTTGTCAGGATTAAATTTGTCTGAAACGTATTTATTTGAGGCAAAATTATATCACGCTAATTTAGTTAAGGCTAATTTAGCTGGGGCGAATTTATCTAAAGCGAATTTATCTGGAGCTATTTTATTTGGGGCGAATTTAGTTGGTACGGATTTATTTGAAGCTATTTTAAAAAATACCATATTTGCAACTAATTAAAATTAAAACTAAAACTAAATTTAAAAAGGAATAAATAAATTATGAAAAAATTATTATTAACTACTTTAATTGCTAGTGGAACATTATGTCACGGTTTAGGAGTTGATGTAGGTATTGGTACAACTGGTTATGGTTTGGGAGTTACATTACCGATTGGGACATCTGATTTTAGCGTTAAATTAGGTGCTAGTCACATTCAATTTGACACAAATGCAATTGATAATCACAATTTAGCAGTAAAATTGTTAACAGCGGATTTATTATTAGATTATAAACTTTTTGGAGGATTATCTGTAAATGCAGGTACATATTACATTGATGGTGATGAAAAATTTACCCATCTTACTGTTTTAAAACAAGGCCAAAGCATTACTGATAATCACACATCATTTAGCGGGTTTCAACCTTACGCTGGTTTAAGTTATAAAGCTAATTTATATAAAGGTTGGTATATTGATACTGATTTGGGGGCTACAATGTTTCAAGGTAATAATGATATGATGAAAGTTAGCAGATATGGTGTTCAAGAAGAGAATACAGTATTTTCTAGTATTTATCCTGTTATGAAAGTTAATGTAGGTTTTGAGTTTTAATATAAATTAAATAACAGTCCGATTATTTCGGACTGTTTAATATTTAAAAGGTAATAATAATGATTGAAATATTTAAACTTGATCAAAATGGTTTTGATATGACGGCTTTTCATGAAGGGTGTAAATTAAAACCTTACCCTGATAGTAAATGTATTCCAACTATTGGAATTGGTACAACTATATATCCTAATGGAAAATTAGTATCATTAACAGATTTAGAAATAACATTGTCTCAAGCATATGAATTTTTTAATTATTATTTAGAAAAAAATATATATCCATGGTTTGAGAAAAATCTTAAATGGCAACCAACACAAAACGAATTTAATGCGTTAATTGATTTTTTATACAATACTGGCGTTGGTAAAAAATTTAATAGCTATGTACATACAAAAGAAGCTATTATTAATGGAAACAAAGATATAATAATTGCGGGAATGTTATCAATTGATTCAATTTTATTACATAAACGTAGACAAAATGAAGTATCCATGTTTAAAAATGGTACATGGATAAAATGGTAATAATATAACCCTATTTATAGGGTTATATTAAATGAAGTAATAAAATAATAATTATAATTAACAAAAAAATGATTAATTTATAATAAAAATTATCCGCCTTTTTTAGCTTCGCAAATAGCTAATTTTAATTTAATATCAGAAAGTTCAGCTCTAGTACGTTCATCATCAAGTTTAAGAACAAGGGCATTTGTTTGATTAGTTTTTTCTACAATTAAAGTGTTTTGAGTAAGAACTAATTTTTCATTTTCGCAACAACATTCTGCCATTTTAGCCAATAGTATTGAATTATTTTTAGCCATTTCTAATTCTAAAGCACATTTATTTTGCATAGCCAATAAATCACTAGAAGCTTTATTTTGTGCCGCCAAAAGTTCTAATGATGCTTTTGTATAAGAAATTTCTTTTTGAACAGCACAAAAACCTGAAGCCATACTTGTTTGACTTTGAGCTGATAAAGTTGCATTTTGTAAAGCAACAGCAGAAGCGTTAACTGTAGCGTTGATAATGCCGTCTTTATAACCAATCGTTTGACCTAGTAAAACATTTGCAGTATTGGTTGCGTCGCGTTGAGCACTTTCTGATGCTTGATATGAACTTTGCATTGCAAGTCTAGAAAACCCATCAGAAGTTGCACTAATAACGTTAGCTGTGTTGTCTTTGCCGTCTAATGCAACAGCAGTAAATCCATCAGTGCTAGATTTTATAATTGTACCTGTATCTACAGCATTTTGCACTAAAATATCTTTAGTTCCAGTCGATGTAGCAGTATAATTATTTTGAGCACCATTTAAACTTTGTTCAGCAAAATATCGAGCTTGATCAGAACTATCTTTATGTGTTGCAGAAATAGCACCTAATTCTTGAAACCCAAATTGTTCAACAGTATCACGGTTTTGAGCACCATTTGTGTTAGTTGTGTCCATGTTGGATAAGCCTAAACGTTCTACTTGTCCTGACGTTGCACAATCTTTTTTATTAAACATGTGGTTAGATACATTATCACTTATTGTGTTCATGTTCATGAATATACTTTCATAAAATATATTCTAGCCTTGATAGAATTGAAAACAGCCCCTCGAATGGTGTAAACGTCAGCAAGGCATAGACTTTTCGGGAATGACCCTATTTACACCAATTCAGTTTTATTAATTATTTACTTTTAAACCAATTTATAATGCATTTAATTAAATAACCAACAGCTCCAGTGGCACCCAACGCAATTGCATGAGTGAATGATGGATCATTTGTTATAGAATTAATAATTTTTGCAAAAACGTTCATAAATAAATATCTGACAAATTCATCAGTTTGGTTACCATGAAATATTTCAAAAAAACAAGTTGCAAAAACGCAAAGCCAAATTATTCTATGTATTTTATTATCCCATTGGGTTTTTATTAAATTTTTAATATCAAGCCACATTTTTAACTTTCTCAATAACTTCATTTAATTTTTTTTGCATTTCTTCTAATTTAAATTCAGTTTTTGTTACAATTAATTTTATTTCTGATAATTTATCTAATATTTGTTTATCAGTTTCATCAGATCTATCGTGTCTTTTTATTAAATAACTTACTATTGCAATAAAAATTGTTATCAACAATGATAAAATTGTTCCCATTTGTAAACTTACTATTTGCATTATACCACCTATTTTATTTTAAATTAATATTTACAGTTGGGCATAATATTTTATTGTCACTTGTCATGCAACAAAAACGCCACATGACAGTATAATACGATAAAATATAACAATCTAATAAAAAATAAGCAAAATTTACAACAGTAAAATCTTTTATAAATAAATTTGTCATTTCAATTAAGCAATAAGCATTTGCAATAAACAAAGCAATTGATGCCCCAACAAAATAACTAGGTTTTTTGGTTGAAAACATTAATAAAGCTATTGTAAACCCGAGATACATTATTGAATACATTGCTATAAAAAAACTTATTGGGTTTTGCAACCAATCCACGCTTGTTTGATTTGATATAGCCAAAAACACCCACCTTAAACACCCGTACCAACTTAACATTATAAGTGTATTAATTTTTAAATATTTAACCAATTTTTTCTCCTTTTGGTTGATTAATTGAAAATTCTTTGTCTTTATTTTTATAAAATATTCCTCGTGTTAAAAATATAAATAAAGAAGCCGGAATTGTAAATATAGTAGTAAATAATACTATTATATTTATTGTTGTTAAGTGTAATTTATTTAAAATTATACTGAAGTCCATATTATAACCTTTTTTAATCATATATATTTGTCGCATAAAATGTGCCAGAAAATACCAACGCTCCAGAAGTAATTGTACCAGTAGTTTGCGGGTTAATTTGACTAGTGTAAGAACAATTACCTTGACTTACTTGATCGTGCATTTGTGAAAAAATACCAAAATCGGTATTAAACGGTATTCCGGTAATACTTGATGTATTTAAAATTGCGGACACAGAACCACCAGATGCTGGAACAACTTTTATAATCATATAAATTAAATGACCAACTTGAGTATATAACCCTGTAACCGTAGGAGTACCGCTATTTGTCCAACTAATTAAATCTGGGGTAAATGTACCAGTGCTTGAAGTTTCCATAGAAGTTGGTGCTACCCAAAGCGAGACGTTCCACATCAATGTAACTTCAGAATTTGGTGCTAAAGTAATAATTCCAAAATTATTTGTTGGATCTCTTTTAATCTGTAAACTATTTGTGCTTTCAAAACTATTAATAATTCTAAATTGTTGACCTGTGGTAGGTGTTGCTCCAGAAATTGTTGTGTAAAGAATTGCACCTGTAGCTGTAACATAAAAATTTTGTGTTACAGCATCACCAAAACCTAACGTATACGATTGGTTTGTTGTGTTTAAAGTGACTAAAGATATATTGTCATTATCTAAATGACTTATTTGCCAAGGATACGCAGCATCATCAGTTTTAGTAAGTAGGACATATTGATTTTCTGTAACATGCGCTAATAACGTTGAACCATTGTTTATTACTAAATTTCCACCCGCTAAAACTTTTACGTAACAATACCACCCCACAAAAAAATCATCAGTATTTAACGTTAATACATTATTTATTTCACTAAAAGATATTTGAGTTTGATAATCTCCTATTTCTGCAACATAAGTTGTTGAGCCACCAGTTTGAATATTATTGTTGTTCCCCCCAAAACTTATTTGAGCAGATGTTGCACCATTTGCAAACACAATCTTTGGATAATTAGAACAATTTAAAAATAGTACATTAACATTAGTACCGTTAATTGTCATTGTTCTAGTTGAACCGCTAAAAACTACTGTTTGATATGTTTCTGTAATGTTAATTGTTTGTTTAGCGTATCCATTTGAAAAATAATCAATATTTCCTGTAATATTCATATTTTCATAATTATTGCCTGTTTGAATTCCTACATTTGAACTTTCTTCATTTGTATAAGTAATATCATTAAATGCTCCGTTAACAAAATAACCGCCGTAAATGTTGTCGTTATAATTATTTATTATTAAATTATTCCAATAAATATTAAAAATTGCTAACGTTGCAACAGGATTATTATTATTATCATTAATTGTTAAATTACCAGCAACGTTAGAATCACCAATACCAATTAAATTATTAGATCTTGATTCATCTATTAACAAATCACCATAACCTACTAAATCTTTAGGGTAAAGATATACCGTTGAACATATTATTCCTTTTGTCGCATCCCATGCTTTTTGAACGGTTGCAAAAGTTAAAGATTGACTACCAACTTGCGCAGAATCATCTTCCCCTTGACCTGTTACATAAGCAACATTAGAAATATTATTATAAGTAAATATATCCCATTCCCCATTTGATGTGCTATTATCTTTTAAACAACATCTAGCATAACCATTTGTATATAATTGAACTAATTGATTAGAACCATCGTTAATAATTATTGAATCTAAACCGATGTATGATATAAAATAAACTGCACCAACCGGAAGAGTTGTAGCATCAGGTAATGTAACAACCTGTACCGGCTCACCTGTACAAGTTAAAGATTGAGGGCTAGAATTGGTTAATCTGGTTACTCCTCCAGTACTGGATATAAAACCATGCCCTGTAAACATATTGTTAACACCACTGTTATTGTTAACATCTCTACGCATAACAGTGTTGGGTAAAGACGTACTAGATATAATTTTATCTGTA